CAACTCCGGCTTCGGCCGGAGTTTTTTTTGGATAATTTGTCAAAACTGTTCTTTGGCTGTATAAATAATAGTATGAAAGAAACACATACGCACCATATTATCCCACGCAGTTTAGGTGGCACAAACGATCCTGAGAACATGATAGAACTTCTCCCAGAAGATCATGCTATTGCCCATCTAGTAAGATATAGAATGTTTGGCCAATGGCAAGACAAACTTGCTTATATAGGCCTAAGTGGTCAATCGAATAAGTATGAAATACAACAGATGAAAAGACGATTGGCTAACTTGGGTAATAAAAACGGATGCGGTTCAACACACACCCCCGAATATAAGAAACGTTTATCCGTGATGATGACGGAACGACGAAAGGAGAACTCACAGATGGGAAACTATCAACCACACACGGAAGAAACCAAAGCTAAAATATCAAAGTCCCTTGAAGGTAACTCCAACCGACTTGGAAAAACTGGTAACAAAATGAGCGATGAAAGTAAAGCGAAGATGAGCGAACGAATGAAGGGAGATACTAACCCAGTAAGGCGTCCAGAGGTCAGAGAGAAACTACGACAGAGAGCACTTGAGCGAGAGGCTCGCAAGAGAGAAGCACGACTTAGATAATGGGATTAATGACGGATTGTACAAGTTTAAAGATCAATACATATGTGGAGAATGTTTAGAATTATATTTCCCATCTAAAGAATCTAAGCGAATGTGGAGGTCTTTAGAAGAAGTTAATTATACTGATCCTAATGTAAGAAAGGTTAAGTCAGCATTAGCTCGAGCTGATATAGATTCTAATGATAATGAACATGAAAGGAAAATAGCTCAAAGACAAGCTGAAAAAATGATGGAGATGTATGATTTTCATAAGGTTGTATGTAGTTGGTGTCATAAATAGTAAAGAACAAATAGTATTTTTCCGTATGATGAGCTCTACGGGTACTAAAAGGAGAAATTGAAATGGCAACTACAACACAAGTTTTAAAAAACAGAAAGCAAAGCAGCTACATTATAAAGATTGAAGGTAATAGTGCTGATACAACAACAATTGATGCTTCAGATTCAGCAACAAACATACCTGAAGATGGTACAGCTACCATTAGACGTATTATGTGGACTATGGCAAGTGGTGATATTACCATAACTTGGAAAGGAACAGCAGACGCTGTAGCATGCAGATTATCAGGCAATGGCAATTGGAATTTTACACAAAATCCTCCTGTGATTGCTAATAACGCTGGCACACCAATAGGTGATCTTACTATTGCTAAAGGAACAGCATCAAATTACACCATCATTCTAGAGATTGGTACCGGTTCAACAACTGCGGTGGTATAAAATAAATGGGTAAAATAAATCCCTTACAGAGGCAGCCTGATGTGCTTGATTATGCACAGAGTAATCAATTTAAATTATTCTTGCCTATTTTCCCAACTACTGAATATTTTTGCACTAGTGTTAATATACCCGGAGTTAGTTTAGGACAGGCAAATCAGGCGACACCTTTTGTAGATATGCCTTTGGTTGGAGATAAGCTTCAGTATGATACTTTTAGTGCTTCATTTTTGGTAGATGAGAAGTATCAAAATTATATTGAAATGTATGAGTGGTTGAAAAATATTGGTTTTCCATCCCATCATAAGCAATTTAATAAATTGGAACGGCCTGATAATATAACTAGAAGTGTTACTAAAGTTAACGAAGTTGGGGTTGAGTATCAGGATGGTGATAGGGATTTGTACTGCGATATCTTAGTAACGATTCTTAATAGTAAGAATAATCCTGCTGCTAAGATAACAATGTATGAATCTTTCCCAATTGGTATAGGTTCACTAGAATATAGCCAGCAAGAAACTGATACAAGTTATTTAACTTGTGATTTAACCTTTGCTTTTAGCTGGTTTGATATAGAATCTGTATAAATAATTTTGGAACGGCTCGCTGGCCGATGCGTGAGTGATGAATTTGGTGTAGAATCTTTTTTAAACATTAAAGAAGATTACATAGATTTATAATATATTCGGCGAGCTGATTCCCTTTTTTTAGGTGAAGATGATGAAGATAGATGATTTATATAATGAAGTAGAACGTGATTTGAAAATTGATGATACTGAATTAGATTTGGAGTCAATTCGGACTCCACAACTACATAACAAGTATTTGAAATATTATACACAACAGTCATTACAGTATAAAAAACTGAAAGATGATTATAAAATATTGTATCGTGTGAAATGGGAGTATTATACTGGTAAGGCTCCAGCAGAAGTTTATGCTGAAAAACCATTTGATTTAAAAATACTCAAAGCTGACATTGGCATTTATTTAGAAGCTGATGGTGAGTTGCAACAATTAAGCCAGAGAATGGCTTATACTAAACAGATAGTAGACTATCTGGAAAGAATATTAAGGGAGATTAATAACAGAAATTGGAACATTCGTAATACTATAGAATGGAAGAAATTCTTACATGGTGAATAGTTGTGTCTGTTATTATTGAAAAATTTAATGAAGTATATATCAGAATTAGATGTGAGCCAAGTATTGCTCAAGAACTCGGTCAATTTTTTACGTTTGAAGTTCCAAATGCGAAGTTCATGCCGTCCGTCAGACGAAGAATATGGGACGGTAAAATCAGATTATTCTCTCCTGGTACTGGCAAAATCTATTTTGGATTATTACCGTATGTATGCAAGTTTCTCAAGGAACAGGGCCATAAAGTCCAACTCTCAGAAGATTTTGTGCCGAAGAAGGTGGATAAAAATCTCACCAAAAAATTTATTAGGTCTATTGAGAAGGGAAAATTCAGAGCAAGAGATTATCAAATAGAAGCTATACATAATATTCTAGAACACGACCGTGGGCTTATTCTTTCTCCTACCGGATCAGGCAAATCTTTCATTGTCTATGCTCTAGTTAGATATTATGTACAGAAGTTTGAAGAAAAGAAAATACTTATAGTTGTACCAACGACAAGTTTAGTAGAACAGATGTATTCTGATTTTGCTGATTATGGTTGGTTTCCGGATACATATTGTCACAGATTATATGCTGGATCTAATAAGAATACAGATAAGGAGGTTGTCATTTCCACATGGCAATCCATTTATAAATTACCCAAAGGATATTTCAATCAATTTGGTGCAGTTTTTGTTGATGAAGCTCATCTTGCGAAGGCCAAATCTTTAACTGGTATTATGACCAAGTTACATGATTGTAGATATCGTGTAGGTCTTACAGGCACATTAGATGGCACAGAGATACACCGTCTTGTGTTAGAAGGCTTATTTAATGTACATGAGCAAGTTACAACAACATCTAAATTAATAGAAAGAAAAGAGCTTTCTAATCTCCACATCCATGTGTTAGTATTAGAGCACACAAAGAGAAATAAAATGCTGATGAAAAGTAAAACTTATCAGCAAGAAATGGAATATCTATCTACACATGAAGCAAGAAATAATTTTATTGCTAATTTAGCATCATCATTAGATTCTAATACTTTATTGTTAGCTCAATATGTAGAAAAGCAATTGTTACCATTGCATGAGAATATTGTTAATAGGTGTGATGATGATAGGCCAGTGTATCTAGTCTATGGAGCTACTCCGACAGCAGACCGAGAAGATATCAGAGGGTTAGTAGAAAAAAATGATAACTGTATTATAGTAGCTTCATATGGAACATTCTCTTTAGGTGTAAATATCAAACGAATACATAATATAATATTTGCTTCTCCTTACAAATCACAAATAAAAGTACTCCAAAGTATAGGTCGTGGATTGAGGATAGCTGGAGATAAAAGGTCTCTCCAGCTGTTTGACATATCAGATGACTTATGTTATAATGGAAAGAACAATTATACACTAAATCATTTATCTGAAAGGATTAAAATATATGCTACAGAAGATTTTGATTACGATATAATACCGGTGAAATTAAAATGAAAGTCGCATTAATAACAGGTGGATTTGATACATTACATTCAGGACATCTGGCACTAATAAAGAGTGCATCAGAGATAAGTTTTTTAGTGGCTGTAGGGCTCAACAGTGATTCGTGGTTGTATCGTAAGAAAGGATATGTTAGTATGCCATTTGCAGAACGTAAAGAAATATTAGAGAGTATTTCTGGAATACATAAGGTATTTGGTTTTGATGATACTGATGATAGTTCCTGTGATGCTATACGAAGATGTGTTGGAGAGTATGATGTACATAAGATTGTTTTCTGTAATGGTGGAGACAGAACAGAAGATAATATTCCTGAGATAGGCACCACCGTTGGTGATGTTAAACTAGAGTTTGCATTTGGTGTAGGTGGTACAGATAAAAGGAACTCATCCAGTGAGTTAGTAAAGACTAAAAGAGAATGGGGTTGGTGGCAAGTCCTAAAAGAAGGTGATAGAACTAAGGTAAAAGAACTAGTGATACTGCCTGGTAAGGAAATGAGTCATCAAAGACATTTCAAACGTAATGAACTTTGGTTAGTAACTGAAGGTGAGTGTACTGTAAATAACCATAGGTCAACAAAGATATTGAAATACCATGAGCATCAATATATTCCTGTTGAAATGTGGCACAGTATAAAGAATCATACAGATAAGGTCTGTAAGATATTAGAAATACAATATGGTAGTGAATGTAGTGAGGAAGACATTGAAAGATATAAATAATTCTATGGAACGCTATTCAGATGTAACATCTAAGCCACATCTTTCTGAATTTAAACTTATTAAATTAGTTAATGGGGATGATATACTTTGTAAAATATTAGAAGAATATTCTGATGCCTTAATTGTGGACCTCCCTTTAATAATTCGTAAGCAAGATATAATACTTCCTTCTGGAAAAAGAGGAGGGGGTGAAACTCGGACTGTTGAGCATGTTGGTTTAGACCGTTGGATGAAATATAGTAAGGATATGGAATCTGTAATTTATAAGGATAAGATACTTTCATTTGGAGACCTAGCTACTGAAGTAGTTGTTTATTATAAAATGATATCTTCTAGAATAAGGGAGGAGATGACCATGACTGAATCTTTAGCAGAAAATACTAATGAAGCTGAACTTAATGCTCGAATGGAGAAAATAGCTGAAGTATTACAAGAAGCTGCTAATTTGGAAGATAGTGAAGAGGATATTGATTTTGGACCACCAGATAATGTTCCAAAGATACTTCATTAACCATAGGGTCTCTTTTCTTCCTGGGTCGCTAAGCTTAGGGTATCATATAAACCAGGAAATGTCAAGGTAAAAATATGGAAAAGGACGATAATGTAGTTTCATTAGTAGAAGTTATAGAGTCCAAGCTTGCTCGAGAAAAACAATTAGAAGAATTTAGAGCTCATTTAGATAAATTGAAGGAAAGAGAATTTTTTATAAAGAAAGAAATACAAGTAGCAGAGTTTGTTATAGGAGCTGTAGAGCAAGAATTGCCTCCTAAAAATTTAGTGAAGGAGTTAATTAAATTAGAGCTTGATGATTTAGAATAAAGATTATGGAAAAACCAGAACACAAACATATTATTATCAGGGCAGAGGTGAATGATCCGCCACAAAAGAATGATGGCGAATCTCTAGTATTATGGATCAAACACCTGATTGATAAGATTGGCATG